GCAATCTATGGCTATGGACGCGATATTCCTACCATCTGAAAAAATGGATCATCAAGCTGGAGTGGCGGGTGATAGGCCGAGAGTATCAGGCGATCCCTGTGGTCACAAAGGATAACCTAACATGAAGGTAGTACCGGTTCCTGGTAATCCAGCACTTGACCGTAAGGACCGGACCAATCCGCCAGACTGGGCTAGATATGAGGTAAGGTTGAGAGGGAAAACTTCTCCGGGCCCTGGCTACGACACTGAGGAAGCAGCTGATTCATTGGCCAAATGGTTGTACGGTGTTATTGGATCTAGTAGTGTTCCGGGAAATAAATGGCAAGTGGATTGGGTTCTTTATACTCATGCAGCTTGGGGCCGAAATTGGCCAGTTGGTAACGCAATCTTTATGTTGAGATTCGAAGATCCTGCTGATGGTGTCGCAGCTCAACTTGCATTAAGCGATAGCAATGACTTTGACTTGATTGACTCCTATCCATTAACTGTTACAGAGGTCTAACAAATGCGCAAATTGGTCTATATGGGCTTGGAGTCATACGCCAGCCGTTACACTTACCAGCTAACCGAATGGACTCGTCGAGTCTTTGATCGCCGGGAGATCGACTATGTGATCGTTCCGGGTCAAACGCTTGACGACTCTGAGGCCATCGTGGTTGGGCAGGTGCTTGACGCGCACGGCCGCAGCTATTTTGGCATGAGCCAGATGATGAATCTGGTAAAGATGATGCGAGAAGGCAAGGTTACCGGTGAGGATGTGATATTCTTTGAGGACATGTTCCAGCCGGGAATCGAAAGCCTTCCATACATCATGAATCAAATTCCCAAGAACATGCAGCCAAAGATTTATGTTCGTTGCCTGGCACAAACAATAGATCCGGATGATTTTGTGCATGTTTGGGGTATGGATAAATGGATGGGTTTGTATGAGCAAATGTGCAACGAGTTTGTAACAGGAGTTCTTGCTACCAACGAAGAAATGGTAGCACACATGCGTATCGCACATTGGTCCGCTCCGATATATAACATTTCGGGCCTATCATTTGGTAAACAAGAAGTTCTTGAGCGCATTGGCGGCGCAAAAAATATCAAACCATTTGCCGAACGCCCCAACCGTGTGGTGTTTGCCGCAAGATTTGATCAGGAAAAACAACCCGAGTTTTTCATGGATCTGATTGAAGTGGTCAAGGCAACCAGGCCTGACATTGAATTTTGTGTTCTAAGTGGTGGTCAGTTGCGTAGCAATGCACCCGAAAGCCTAGCCAGGGCAAGGAGGATGCAGGAACAAGGATTGCTGTCCATAAAAGAAAATCTCAGCAAAAACCAATATTATGCACTGCTCAATGATAGCCGTGTGCTGTTTAATTGTGCATTACAGGATTGGGTAAGCAACACGGTAAGCGAAGCTGACACGCTTGGTGCAAATGTGCTTTATCCTGCATATCGTAGTTTTCCAGAAACGTTTGCTAATGACCATTCCAGGCTTTATGTTCCGTGGAGCATGGATGATGCCATCTCAAAGCTGTTTGTGCTGCTCGACTCGCCGCATGGCAAACAAGGTAGCATAAGTGATTGGAATGACGGGACTATTAATCGCATTATTGACATAATAACCGGTAATGGAGAACAATGGCGTAGGGACGGTGTTGACTATCGCCAATACACAAGAGGATCGAAATACTAATGGTTAAAAAGAAACAAGCGTCTGAAATACTGGATCTAACCGCTTCAAACTCTGATTATGCGGTGTTCTTGCCCAGTATCAGTTCGATATATGTGAAAATACAAAGCCAACGTCTGCTGGGAAAACGCCCAGCATTACCACCTGGTATGAATAGGTCGTGGGACGATTTGGATTTCCTTTGTCGCAATGGCGACCTATTTACGTATAAATGGGCGCTGTACAGCGCCGGTCATGCACAACTTGATGTTGTACGCACAGACACTGAAGAAAGCATGGTACAAAAGAGAGATCGTGCAAATACCGTGCTGATCGGCGACAGCGGCGGATTCCAGGCTGCAACAGGTGTTCTTAAATGGCCGTGGAAACCAAAGAAAGGCCAGGATGATGCAGCTTGGCATGCTGATCAGGATAGCGTACGAATGAACATACTACGATGGTTGGAACATACCGCTGACTGGAGCATGATTTTTGATTTTCCTCCGGGCGGCATCGACCGGTTTGGTTATGATGAAAAAACAGGAGAAGCAAAGCATCCCGGGCTCAAGAGCTATGCAGATTGTTTGAAAGGCAGCATTGAAAATGCTGAGTTCTTCATGAAGCACCGCCGTCATGGCGACACAAAGTTCCTTAACGTGCTGCAAGGTCGTAACCTGGAGGAAGGCGATGAATGGTGGGATATATGCAAGGATTGGCCCTTTGAAAGCTTTGCCTTTGCAAACATACAAGGCCATAGCATTGCACTAAACATGCGGCGCCTCATCATAATGCGTGATGGCGGATATCTTGACCGAGGTCAAGATTGGCTCCACTATCTTGGTAACGGAAAAATCAAAGCTGCTTGTAGTTTAACCACTATTCAACGTGCGCTGCGTAAACATGTTAATCCAAATGTTACATTAAGCTATGATGCCGCATCGCCATTTGTAATGACTGCAAAAGGACAAATTTACAATACGTATGCAATTAACCCAACACAGATGGGGTTTAAAGGTAGTTCAATTCCTGATGCAAAGGAGCTAAAGGGCAGTACAACTTTGCTTAAAGATTGGATTATGGAACAAATGCTAAAAAATAAACAATACTCAAACGAGGTTAGTACGTTTGACAGCTTGTTTGATCACAACATGACACACAGACCCTTAGCAGTAGAAACTGCTATCAGCAGGAAAATTACGCTAGGCGACATTTGCGTTAAAGGGTACGAAGATGTTAATGGTAAAGATATTGAAGCCACCAACGAAGCCATCCAACATGAAATGGGATTGTTGCAATACGATCAGTTTGAAACTCGTAAAAAGAAATATCCTAGTGCGTTAGATGGCATGAGCTATGTGTTGCTAATGAACCACAATGTTGAACTTCATATTCGTGCATGCCAAGAAGCTTGCCATATGATGGACCAGCCGTTGTCTATTGCAAGACAACATTTGCCCAGCGATGTTCTCGAGTTCAAAGATCTTTGCGAAGAAATCTTTATTTCAGAAAAGCCCATGGATCTAATCAACAAGCATTGGAAAATGTTAACCAACGGTACTGGAATGAACGCAGATAACGAACTACGACTAGATATCAACAAACTATAAAAATGGTTACTTGTTTTTCTAATTGACACTGATTACAACAATAAAATCAAATTGGAGATAATGTATGGAGCGTGATTACACTACTGGAGTAAAAAATGATGTTCAATTTTTTGTTGGTATAGAAGTTGAACATACTCCTGCATTTGGACTTAAAACACTATTTGTAACTGGCATACAGCCAGTTGACACAATCAAAACTTTGGTCAATCAGCACGAATGCCAGCACATTTATCTAGGAGCAAACATGAGTTTCGATCCTGGTGATTTTCTAAGTGATTCGTCTACCAGCGATGCATGGGACAGCATGATCAAATCTGTATTAAAACTTGGGGTGCTAACTACACTTGATTTTGATGTAAAGCATGTTGAATGGGTGCTCGAAGGTTGTTATGCAGAAAATGACAATTTTATACCGCAAATTTCTGTAAAGATTCCCTATCTTGAGAGTCTACGATATAACGCAACAATCAAAATTGATGACACAGCTTTTAAAGCTAGCAATCCTGGAGTATGGTGTCACAGTTTGCACGATTTGCTGGATAGAAAACTGTTTACACCCTGGAACAAATATACAAAGGACACACCGTTATGAGCAATGCTACACTTGACTATTTTGAAGAATACCGTGGTAAAATCGCCGAACTACATCGATTAAGCCAACAGCTGGAAATCATTAAGCAGGATCATCACAAAAAACTATCAGATATTACAACTATTTCGGATGAAATTTATGGTATGAAACAAATTATCAGTGTTATGATAGATAATGGCTGGGATCCAGTGGAAGCAAAGCTACGTATAGAAGGAGAATCCCGGCAAAACACACTTTGGCAAACTATAGGAGTTGATTCGCGTGTAATGCGTACTCAAAATGGATTGATTACAACAACTTGTCAAGCTGCAAAATCGCCATCTGGGTCTAGTACAGTATGTTCGTATGGAGCAATTGGTGCCACCGGTGCCTCTGGTGCAGTTAACCATCCAGCGTACGGGTATGCATCAGGTGCAAATGGATGCATCAGCTACAATGGAATAAAATAAACAAACTTGAATATTGCCTTTCATAATTTTTGCATATACACTCTGTTTTATAAGTTTATAAGGAACTAACTATGACATCAACTAGCAGCAAAATACGTAACCGCATAAAAGAAGACGGCGGGAAGTTTTTTTGTAATGATAACATTGCAGCATATCTAGAGCCAGATGACTACGATGCATTAATTGACGAGGTGTCTGATAAAATGCAAGGTGTACTGGAAAGCTTGGTAATTGATACTGATAACGACCATAACACAACAGATACAGCACGTCGTGTTGCTAAGATGTTTTGTACTGAGATTTTTTCAGGTCGCTATCAAGAAAAACCCAAGATTACTGCATTTCCAAATGTTACTGAATACGATCAAGTATACGTAACTGGACCTATTTCGATTCGTTCAACATGCGCACACCATTTTCAGTCAATTAAAGGCAAGGCATACGTAGGTGTGTTTCCGGGTAAAAATGTAATTGGACTTTCAAAGTTCAACCGGATGGTTGACTGGATTGCAAGTCGTCCGCAAATTCAAGAAGAAATGACAATTCAAATTGCTGACATTATTGAAGCTGAAACACAAGCTGAAGGAATTGCTGTGCTTGTTCAAGCAGAGCATGGTTGTATGACCATGCGAGGTGTTCGTGAACACGAGAGCGATATGACAACATCGGTTATGCGTGGAGCATTTAGAGAACATCCTCACATCAAGCAGGAATTCTTTAACATTGTAGCGAGGATGAAATAAGATGAAAGGTATAGGGTATGTTGAGTATCGCAAGCATAGGATGCTCAACGAAGGACTAAAGTCCGGCAATATTGAAAAACCGGGCAATGAACGTTATGCAATCTATTTTGGTCGTAGTCATGTAATTGATCATGAAACCAAATCAGTTGCAAGAGGACCATTAAAGATTGGTAGAGCAAAGTTTGTTACAGCACTTATGAGAGGGCGTAATCAACCGGGCATTGATTTTCGTGTTTATGCAGAATTGATACTCGATAGCAATGATGCTACATATGATGTTGAACAAGCAATAGCCAGCCATCTTGCATGTTATTGGATGGAAATGGATCAAAATCAACAAGAATGTTATGATATAAATGATGACCGGTTGTTGAAATTGATGCCAGATATAGTAGAAATTGCTCACAAAACAGGTAACAATATACTAGAAACTAAAATTTATATCCCTTGTTAAATAACAAAGTGGACTTCAGCGCTCATCCCACTCTAAAAATTCTGCGTGCTATCAAACTCGCTCAATAGGAGACAAGAGATGGCGAATAAAACAAAGACTGAAGATTACATCGGGCCCATTAACAGCGACGGTAAAGGAAGCAAGGTAGAATCCTTACCTAACGGCGTTGATTTGGTTAGCGATGATATTGAATACTTCAAGCGCAAGCTTGAAAAAGCGCATAAAATGACATATCAACCAGTAGCATATAGATTTACTAGCACAAAAGAATACGTTGATGAATTCCCGGTGGCATATAAACAATGGAAGGCAGATACTCATTGTAATCGTAGCCACGGGTACTCATTTTCTATCAAATTCTATTTTGGTGCAAATGAATTAGACAAGCGTGGTTGGGTTTGTGATTACGGTGGACTTAAAGAGTTGAAGCAAATTCTTAAAGACCAATTTGACCATCGCACACTCATTGCTGCCGATGACCCAGATTTGGAGAAGTTTAAACAACTTGAGCGTGATGGCATTTTGGACTTAACTGTGCTACCCGGTATGGGTTGCGAAATGATTGCCGATATGCTTTACAAGTATGTCAACGGTGTTTATATCCCTGACTATCTTGGGGCAGGCGAAGCAGACCGCATTTGGTGTTATAAAGTAGAAGTTAGAGAAACACAAAGTAACATGGCATATCGTGAAGGTCATAGGGAATGGAACGAATCACTTTTTGATGAATAATATAGGAAATATAAAATGAGTGATACAGTAAAAACATATACAGGAAAAGTAGCCGAAGAAGATGGAGAGCTCGTTTTAGTGTTTGACCCTCAGATGCTAGAAGATCTTGGATGGACTGAAGGTGATACCATTGTTTGGGACATAAGGGACGACGCAATAGTTGTACGTCAATTAAATGACTAAATGGATTTACGAAACACCTGATAACGGTAAAACTATTACACGTCGTGTATTAGGTGTTCATGAAACCGACCGGCATATTCAAATAAGCAGTAGTGAGTGGTTGCCGCTATCTCAAACAATAGAAATTGCACGGCAAGTAATCAAAGAGCAATGTATACGGCATGAATATCCAGTTGTAAATGAACTATGGGTCCAGTATCAAACAATGCTGCGTCTGGTATCTAATGGAGAAAGTGAATGAGCGGAACTTACAATATCGGCACATCGTTGGTACACAACGGAGGGTATAGTTTACCAACTATAACAATTTCAACTCCTATAACAGGCTATACGTCTAATATCACTACTAATTACAGTAATTACAGTGCAATAACAAATACAGGAGCTATCTACACTGGCGGTGCAGTGCCGCCCGGTGTTAGTATGCATTCTTCTCAACTAATTACTGGAATTTGCGTAGCAGGTAACAACGGTATATTATTGAATATACATCCCGACGGAAGAGTTGAATGGACTGGTCCATTAAGCAAAAACGCAGACGCATTTGTTAAAGCAGTTGAATATGCAATTGACAAAAAAATGGCTAGTGAGCAGTCGATGGCCAGACGCTATCGAAAAGCAATTGAACGTTGTTTGCAACAAATTAAAACCATGAGTAAAGAAGATTTTATCGCTGTACTTGAAAAAGAAGTTGAAACACGTACCAGCAAAGCGGTTTGGCAAGAACTTTCCAAAAATGACGAGGCTGCGGATGGACAACTTTGATCAAATGTTGTTAGACATTAAAAATACTTGGAACCGTGTAACAGTTCCAGGTATGGTTCCTGTCGACGAACTTGACTACTGGTTAGATGAAAATTGCACCGGTAGATATTACCTCGACACAATGTTTCTCACTCCACAAGCGCCGACAGTGGTTTCAGTTGATTGGACACATTTTGTGAACAACCGTAGTTTGCCAGAACTTTATCTTGAAACAATTGAAGATATGATTTTTTACAACTTGACTTGGAGCAAATACAATGGATAAAACTACCGAGCAACCGTTTTTTGTAGTATGGGACTATCTTACTCAATATGAAATGCAGGACAGGATTGACTGGTTGCGTGAAAATTTAACTGCAGGTGACGATTGGGGTTTTTGCGCGGAAACTCGAACATGTGTTTTTAAAAATGAATCAGCATCAATCTTTTATAGAATGCGTTGGTTTGAAGCAGGTAAGCAAACAGACTACGACATGCTATTACAAACAGGCATACAAGACGTTTAAAGTTGACATCGTTGGTTAACTGCGTCAAACTAATTATATTAGAAATTAATAAGTATCCTAATATTCATGTGAATTTAGGAGACAAAAAAATATTACTTCAAGGTAGAGTACATCCCTAACAGTAAGATCAAAAATATTCATATCTACGAATGGAAAATCTTGGATAAGACCAAATATGAAATTCTCGAGCTTGACAAATTTGAAGAGTTAAGGCAGACTTATGTTATCAAAAAGGATCTAGAGATATGACAACCAAACTCAAAGTTAGTGAGCTGTTTTTTTCCTGTCAAGGAGAAGGGCAATATATAGGCGTTCCAAGTGTGTTCCTTCGAACATTTGGATGTAACTTCAGTTGCGGAGGGTTTGGTATGTCTCGAGGTCAGGCGAGTGTTGAAAGAGATCGAATCGCTGAGAAAATTGATCTCTATCCGAATTACAAAGATCTACCATTGGTTAGCACCGGATGTGATTCTTATCCATCGTGGGACCCACGATTCAAACATCTGAGTCCAATGATGAGCATAACCGAAATTGTTGATCAAATTCAACACTTACTACCCAATGGTAAATTCAGTCAGGACAAACATCTAATTATTACCGGCGGTGAACCTCTATTGGGTTGGCAAAGAGCGTACCCAGAGTTGCTGCGAGAGATTTATGATCGTGAGATGAATTTGACTCATCTGACATTTGAGACCAATGGTACTCAAAAACTTGACTCCAAGTTCAAAGATATCTTAAATCAGTATGCTGAAAACAATGGGTTAGAGGTCACATTCAGTATCAGTGCCAAACTGCCTGCCAGCGGTGAAAAATGGGAGAGTGCAATTCTTCCCGAAATTGTTTCGGACTATCTTGAAATCCATGGCCATCGCAGCTACTTCAAATTTGTCGTTAGCACCGACCTTGACGTACTTGATGCCCATCGGGCCGTGGCTGAATATCAATCAGCCGGTGTGGGTATTCCGGTATATTTGATGCCAGTTGGCGGAGTCAATAGTGTATATGAATTGAACGAGAGACAAGTAGCTGATTATTGTCGAAACAATGGATTCAGATTCAGTCCTCGTATTCAAGTACCACTCTACAAAAACGAATGGGCTACTTGATTGAGCATTCCGGTTAGATTCGATTGGTACGATCAATATGGCCGGTTGTTGGCAGCCAATAGAGGTTTCTTCACCATCAATTATACTGATGATAGTGGCAACCTCAACACGCTCTCCAAGAGAATACAGGAATGTCCTATATCACAACATCAAAAGTTTGTGCATCCCGATGTAAGATACATTGTGCCGCATGATGCACCAGATTACATGTTCGATCTCAAAGATCCTGCTGCTATCTTACCAAATAGGTTTAAAACTCATACATGAATAACTATTCCATTTATCTTATATCAAACAAACCTCATGTATTTAATGAAATGCAAGCAGAGCTTGCACCCGAAACTTTAAATTTCTTTGACGGCAGTAACGTTAAAAACTTTTCTCAGTTGGTTAACTCATGTGTGGCTAGTTCTCCTACAGAAACTGTTATACTAATGAGTGACAAAGTCAGACCAACTCCTGTCCATATTCATAAAACATTAGAATTGTTAGATAGCGGTTATGCATTTGTCGGTCTGAGACTGTTTAGATTTTTTGGTTTCAAAAAAGAATTGCTAAGGCGTATTGGATTTTTTGATGAACGCTTTATTGGAACTGGGTACGAGGACTATGATTTTGTAGTTAGAATGATCGAAAACAACTTGGCATTTTACACCGAGGAATCGGTGCCATACATAGACTCGCCGTCTCAATGGACAGTTAATGGACACTATCCGGGCTATACACATTGGTGTGAAAAATGGAAGCATTATTGGCAACATGACAGTCGTATACCAACTAAACTAGAACGAACTATGCGAGAAGAGCAGTATTCGTACAATCTTGGCAAAAGCATTCCAACTAAATTTATAGAAGGTAAACACAACTCGTATAATACTAACTATCCGCACGTAAATGCTTTTTACGATATGGAAATTGTATCAAGTGCTAAATTACGATACGAAAGAATTACAACAGATTTGCGTATTGGAGAATAATTACATATGACTAAAAGAACACCGTTAATACCATTTGGATTTTGGCCTGGTTCGTGGGGACTAAAAGGCAAGACTCGAGAGATTGCCCGAGCCGAATACGAGCTTGAGCAAAGAGACCTAGAGGAAAAGTTGTTAGAGATTAATCATGGCGACGATCTTGATACACTTGCACTTAAGAAGCTAGATCTTAGACTGAAATTCAGCGAGATCGACCAATACTACTATGACTGTGCTGTAGTTAAACTAACAGAGCCTGATCCTGAGAAGCAAGAAATTGCGATGTTAGACATAAATCTCAAACATAACAAAATCAGTCAGTATGACTACGATATGAAACTTGTAACACTTACTAAAACTGACGAAACACAACAGGCTCTGGCGCTGTTAGATGCAGATTTTAAACATGAAAAAATTACACAATTAGAGTACGATCGCAAACGTGCTGATATATTAAAAGAACCTTGGGTAAGCATGCCTGTAATTAATTGGGATCCTGCAGTTAGTTCGCGTACGTATTTTCAGTTGGATTATAACGACTACTTTTACAAGCATTTGCTGGCTAACGGTTACGATGGTGACGAAGACGATGTTATTAACAAATGGTTAAACGATGTGTGTATTAGTATTACTGAAGAAATAAATGGAATGGAAGCCGATCTTATAACACCGTCGCGTCGAGCAGACCCTTTAATAACCCCAGATAATGATAGCGAAACATAACGACATTGTTGAATGCATGCTTGTTATAAAAGTTTGCTTGACATCAATACCTGCGGCACTATAATAAAAATAGAAACTTATTGGATCAAAAATGCCGCAAACATACATTGTTATTGACACTCAGAATCTATTTCAACGTGTACGTCATGGAGTAAAAGCGCCTGACACAGAGCAACAGCTGGCGCTGGCACTTCATATAATTTTTTCTAGTATTAAAAAAGTTTGGAATCAATTTGATGCCAATCATACTGTATTTTGCCTAGAAGGCCGAAGCTGGCGCAAAGATGTATATACACCTTATAAGGCCAATAGAAAAGCTGCTGCTATTAAACGTACTCCACGAGAAGTAGAAGAAGACAACGTTTTCTTTGAAGTTATGGACGAGTTCATACAGTTTATTAAAAATCACACAAACTGTACGTTGCTACGGCATCCAGAAGCTGAAGCAGACGATATGGTTGCAAGATGGATTAGTTTGCATCCTACTGATACACACATTGTTATCAGTAGCGACAGTGACTTTCAGCAATTAATTTCTGAAAATGTTATGATCTACAATGGTATATCTGGCCTACTCCTTACCAAGGACGGTATTTTTGACAAAGATGGTAAGATTGCTAAAAATAAGCAGGGCAACGATATGCCAGTACCTGATCCGGAATGGTTGTTGTTTGAAAAATGTATGCGCGGCGACGATGGTGACAATGTAATGAGTGCGTATCCTGGTGTAAGAACTAAAAAATTACAAGAAGCATATGAAGATCGTTATAATCGAGGGTTTGCTTGGAACAATCTTATGCTCAGCAAATGGATTGACCATGAAGGCATTGAACATCGTGTAAAAGACGATTTTGAACGTAATCGACTTTTAATTGATCTTAACCGGCAACCTGCAGATTTACTAGAGAAATTTAACGAAATTGTTAGAACAAACATTATAGTTGAACCGCGACGTCAAGTTGGACTGTCGCTTATTAAATTTTGCAATCGACATGGGTTGGTAAAGATTGAGAAAACTAGTGCAGAGTATAGTACATGTTTTAGCTCTGTTTATGCAGGTGGCTTGCTACAGTCTCAACAGGATACGGATTAAAGGATCATTTACAATGGTAAAAAAATACAGTCTTAAACCCATTGGGGACACCAGTTGGCTGCTTATAGCAGATGGTGATAGGCTAGGTCTTGTAAACGATCACGACGGTATGATCACTGTGATCGGAAAAATTACTACAAAATCTTTTGCAAATATTGCTGAGTTAGAGTTACACCTAGGCGGCCAACTTGTCGTTGAAGAACATACTGGATTAACCAAAGAGTTGGTATCTGGTGAAATTTCGGGATTTCCGATTAAACATAAATCGTATGCAAACGTGTCTTTAGAACCGTTCCCTAGTTATACAAAAACTGAAAAAACAAAAGAACTATATGCAGCAGGATATTGGGCACTTAAGTTCCAACAAGGGTGGACCCATGCATTTTGTCCTCGTTTAGCTACATTAGCAGAATACGACCACATTGGGCCATACACTACAAAACTTGAAATGCTACACCAAATATCGCAAAAAAACAAGGAGATACAAGTATGAGCACAAGCGCATTGGAAGTTTTTATTAAAAAATATCAAACAGCTCGAAATTACAACAGCAAGGAAATCCGCCTTACTATTCAAGATGCCGAAGAACTTAGCACTGCGATTGCCCTTGTTCTTGCTAATGTAAACAATCTTAGTAGCAAAATAATTACACTACAAGATCAGCTGTTAGCAGATAAATCTGAAATTGAGTTGTCGGGTGGCAGTTTTTTTTGACAACGCATTTGTTGCAATTGAGCATTATTTGCTAAGACGTACGTAATTAAATACAGCTTGCACGGCTTCAATGCCGATTACGATACTATAATCAAAATATGGCTGAATTATTAAAACAACGTAGAGAAATGGCTTTAAATGGCTATGGTAACAACGACCATGAGTAAAAATCTACATGAAATGCAAGTGTTTAGCCAGTTAAGTGGTGGCTGTCACTTGGTCTCAGTTGGCACCGATCGATATGCATGCATAGGCGGAATGGTGTTGCCGTATAGCATTGCAGTTGTGGTCATGCTGTGGGTAATGACTGGCAACTGTTCATATGAACCTATTCTATGCGAATCCGCACAACTAAGCGACGTGTTAAAATTAAACACACATAATATCGAATTAATTAAAAAAACTGACCCGTATGGTATGGTACATTTCTTACATAGTAAGATAGAAACTGTTATGGCTAATTGGTCTGAGATTGAGTTTGAAAGGCTACTTGGCAGCTTGTCAGGTTCTTTTGCCAAATAAGATAAATATTCATGGAGAACCCCATGAGCCGACCAAAGCCTACCGTATTATTAGATTATACAGATTCAGAAACTTATAAGAGCGAACAAGTTCTTATGGCCGAAGGTATATACGCGGTATTCTTGGACGATCAACCGATTAATCTCCGTAGTCTAAACAAACTGCTTGATTATCCTGGGCCAAAATACAAAAAATGTTCATTTTCTAATTCTGGCCACGCACACAACTTAGCTGAAAAACTAAATGCAATGTTTAAGACCGATCGCTTCAAAGTGTATCTATTGACAAATGGCGAGATTATTACGGAAAATCTCTAAACATCTCAGTCCGTTGCCGTCCGGTTGGCATCTGAGAGAAGAGCTTGTGTTAGCACTGTTGAACAACTGGGAAATTGTTGAAACATGGCACAATTTACAACACAGCATTTTACCCAATACTACAGATGAGATTGTTAGATTATTTTTTATAAAAAATAGCTGGCAGCTTACTAATCTAGGAGCCATTGCCATGTATAGTACATGTCAATCGTGGGCACTTGAACACGCAGATAATGCTGCTATAAACGGCCGAGTGTTAATTAACATGGGCAGAATAACCCAAAGTCCATGGTGTAATCGCGGCCGGCATGTTTATGTTTGGAATGAAGGCACTCATTTTGAAATGCTGATGTTTGATGGTAGCATAAAACGATTTGTTGATTTCCACCTAAAATAACTGTTGACACTGACAGATATCTGTCATATAAGTGCGATGCAACCAAACAGTTAGTTTAAGGGGTACAACATGGCAACTGCAACACGTAATAAAGTTTTAGAAATTAGCACAGTTAATCCGAGCCGTTTAAAGTTGGCAATTCAGCATAGCATTGCACGTAAGCGCCCATTGTTTATTTGGGGTCAGCCTGGCATTGGCAAGAGCGAGCTTGTTGCAGAAGTGGCCAAGGATCAAAATCGCCCGCTTATTGACATTCGTCTGCCACTTATGGAGCCAACTGATATCCGCGGCATTCCGTATCTTGCAGAAGTAAAGGTATACGACAGCAAAGGCAATTTGGTACGTGACGAAAACAATGTGCCAATTATGAATAAAGAATTTCGTTGGAGCACCCCGAGCGACCTTCCAATCGACGAAGCAAGTCGTGCGCTGGTATTTTTTGACGAAATGAGTGCTGCGCCGCCAAGTGTGCAGGCAGCAACTTACCAAATCATTCTCAATCGACGGATTGGTAACTATCAACTGCCCAACGACGCTGTAATCATTGCAGCAGGCAATCGTGTTAAGGACAAAGGTGTGTCGTACAACATGCCAATGCCACTGGCCAATCGTTTCACACACCTAACACTAGATGTTGATGTTGACGATTGGAAAGAATGGGCCACACTTAACCGTGTGCATAAAGATATTGTAGGTTATATCAGCTTCCAGCCTAGCGATCTTAACCAGTTTAATCCAAGTGTAGACGGGTATGCATTTGCTACTCCTCGTAGCTGGTATTTTGTTAGCGAATTGCTGCAAGAACCTGGTCCAGATGGCAAGCTGGTTGATACTAACCTTCCAAGCGATGTTCTTGGCGACATGGTAAAAGGCACTATTGGCGAGGGTGTTGGTATTAAATTCCTTTCTTATCGCAAGCAAGCTGCTAATTTGCCGCATGCAAAAGATGTACTAAGTGGTAAAGTAAAAAAGTTGTCTAGCAAGCAGATTGATGTGATGTATGCGTTGACAACTGCTTTGTGCTACGAATTGCGAGATGTATCTGAACGTGCCGAAAAGGCTGAACGTGCCGGCGATAAAAAACCAATGGAGGACTTCCATACACAAGTTGACACATTCCTTCGATTTATTATGGATAACTTTGAAGAAGAGCTGTCGGTAATGGCAAGCAAAACTATTCTTGGTACCTATAAGTTGCCTATTAAAGCTCCGCGTCTCACAAACTGGAACGAGTTTGTAAAGCGCTTTGCAGATCTTCTACCAAATACTTGATACAAACCATACAGGCAGATGATACTCCATCTGCCTGTATACTTATAAAATAATACTTGACTACATCAAGTTCATCTATACAATCGCAGTAGTAACATCTAAGGAGGTATCATGCCAATCGTGCCGCAAGAAACTAAGCGTAGTCCAGTAGAGACAAAACTGAAGCAGGCTAAGATTAAACTCTTGTTTAATCAGCCGTTTTTTGGTGCATTAATTATGCATTTACCATTGGTAGATGCAACAGATGCTGGGTGGTGTGCAACTGCTGCGGTTGACGGACGTTATATTTACTACAACCGAGATTTCCTTAAAAAGCTTGATGTTGACGAGATTCAGTTTGTTCTTTGTCACGAGCTTCTACATGTAGCGTTTGATCATTTTGGTCGTCGCAGTCACCGAGATCCAAAATGGTGGAACATGGCCAACGACTACGTGATCAATGCTGCGCTAATTCGAGATAAAATTGGTAAGATGCCTACTGAGCGAGTACCTGTAGATGATACTGATGACTCTGGTAAAAAAACCAAAAGTCATCGTGTAGGATTGTACAACGACAAATACATTGGATGGACTAGTGAAGCTGTCTACGATGATCTTGAAAAACGTAAGGTTAAAAAAGAACTAACTCTGGATATACATCTTGAGTTAGGAGACGACAGCAGATCAGCTGGCAGTGACAAGATTGTTGCTCGCGATGCCAATGGCAACGAAATTAAACTTACAAATGCCGACTTAAAAGCTATTCGTGATGAAATGAGAGGCAAGATTTTGCAAGCTGCCAACGCAGCCGCAGGCAAAATGCCTGCTAGTTTAGAACGTTTAATCGACGGACTTGTAGAATCAAAAGTTAATTGGCGAGATTTGCTTCAACAGAGCATTCAAAGTTGTGTTGTAGACGATTTTACTTGGATGCGTCCAAATCGTAAACATATGTATAGTGGAATTTTCTTGCCAACCTTGGACAAGGACGAAACAATTGATTTGCAAATTGCCATTGATATGAGTGGATCTATTTCAGATGCAATGGCAAAAGACTTTTTAAGCGAAATATACGGTATTATGAAGCTTTACACTGACTTCAAAATTGGTATTGTATGTTTTGATACAAAAATTTATAACTACAAAGAGTTTACTAAAGACAGTGAAGACGAGTTGCTGTCGTATCAATGTAAAGGTGGCGGTGGTACCGACTTTGACGCTTTTTGGAATTTTTGGAAAGACCAGCATATTGAGCCCAAACTTGCTGTGGTGTTCACAGATGGGTTTCCGTATGGCACTTGGGGACCTGAAAACTACTGTGATACTCTTTGGGTAATCACAGAAGGATACAAAACTCGTGTTAAACCACCTTTTGGCCGTTTTGCTTATTATGAGCACAGCAAGGGTGTTGAAGAGATTGGAGATGTATAGTGCGTATTAACTTAGCAAGATCTAACAAAAACTTAAAGTATTTGTTTTTTGAGCAAACCTTACGCGAATTTGCAAATGAATTTGGGTTTGCAAGCTACAAATCGGCAACACAGTATGTGTGCACTGGCCGGCAAGGTCTGAAAACGTATGTAGAATATCTTCGATTTATTGGTTACAACGCCGATATGTTTGTTCTACCTCCCAACAAAGACACGTTTGTGGACATTGGCGACGATTTGACACATGTCAGTTACTATAGTCCGAGCTTTGGTGTAGTTATCCCCGATGATGATTTGAAATTGGTTGAATTTAAACTACGCAATACCTAAGCGAACTGCCTCAACTTCCGCAGCAGAGTAGTGTTTGGCAAGTTTGTCAACACGAACTGGTATACGCCTTTATATCTATATTGAAATCTCCTATAATAATTTGTTAAAATTAATAAATTGTTATAGGAGATAATCTATGTCTACCCACAGCGACTTTAATAGACAACTGGGTGAGTTAGCTGTGCAACTGTCGGGAATGGTTGCAGAAAGACTTGCACATTGGTCAAAAGATATGAGTCCAACCGAGCGACGTCGAATATTGGACATGATTGAAGGCCAGTTGCCCAACATCATTGCCAACAGCATAGCTAAAACCCCAAGCCTGCACAACGCAGCAGGTGTTGATTATTTTCAACAGAATCTTGAAAATTATGCCGACGCATATGCTAAAAAGTTTCTTGGCAAAGACTAACTGTCAATGACAGAGAAGCCAGATTTACGTGATGTAAAATTACGTTTTCCAAGAAAAAAAACAGCAACTAGTACAAAACTAGATGTAGAAACTTGGATAGTCATGCTTGAACAACTGTTAAGCTGTAACTATGATAACTATACAATATCTATTATAACTGACCATTACTATCAATACACTGATGTGGAAATTAGGTTTGCAACTATAAGTGATGCAGTCCTGTTCCGAATGCAGCAAAACTAGGAAACCGACATGCCTAAAGAATGGTGGGAAAATGAATCAATGCCCATTGATGATGATGAGGGCTTGCAATCCAACGCTAAACGAGATTTTCGTATATACAAATACTATCTTCGAGTACCAGACGAGTTTCATAGTAAGATCTTTTCTGATGATGAAAAACGTTGTTTACGTCCAATTGCAGAAACTTTAGCTATGCTTGATGGCAATGCATTCTTTAGCAGTGATTTAATAACCGGTCAAGAATGGTATGAGCAATATCTCCCAGAGGCTGCTGCAATATTTTATGGAAATGGTGGCTCAACTGGTTGGCTTAGAGAAGTAAGTTGGCTTAAACATTTGCATAATACCCTACAAACGACTTGCAACACAGCAGAGAATAACGGAACAAACTCGGTTGACGACTAACTATAGCTATGCATTTTACGCATACCTCATGCACTAGCAATGCGCTTGTGTAATAGCATCATTTGTAGTAAATATTGTGCAGCGCAATATTATTGCAAAGGAAAGTACCGTGAAAAAGATTATCAATAATTTATACACTATTGTTGACGTAATTATTACAAAGTTAAAGCGTTCTGCATCGCAAGACGATGTAATGGCATATTTCGAAGCTGAATACAAGCATGATGCTAAATCGGCTTACCAGTATTGGATCAGCACAAATAACATGCATTATACTCGCTGACAGATGTCGGCATGACCCAAGCTCCTTAATTGAGGCATTATTTTTAAGCATGCTTTGTATCTTATGATATTGTATTGTTAAATATTACTAAGGAGATATTTGTGTTGTCTAACTCTACGTCGTTGATAGATACAATATCAGAACGATTTGCCAGTGTTCCATTTATGAAGCATTGGTATGCGATGTGTTTGCGTGAACTTATTTTATCAAACAATTATACAAGTTTGTGTGAACTAGGTACCTATCATGGGAAAGGTAGCACGTATCTAGCTGCTATTTTACACGAGCAAGGATACGGAACATTAACCACTTTTGATCGACCCGACAACCCGCCTTCGCCACCGTGTGTTAGTGAAATGCTAGAAGAGTTTAATTTACAAAGTTATGTTAATACAGTAACGTCGCCAGAAGGATATATCTGGGATTTGGCTAAAATTATACAAGAAGGTAATACAAAATATGATTTTTGTTATTTTGATGCAGGACACACATTTAATGTAACCGGTCTTGGATTTGTTTTGATAGACTTGTTATTGTTGCCCGGCGGAATAATTGTGTTTGACGATATTAATTTTTTACCTAAGGATTGCGTTGGTAACCCCAGTCGAGAATATCTTAATTTAACTGAACAAGAACTTGCAACCGCATCTGTACAAATGGTATGCGACGTAATTGTATCGAGGTTTGGCTACCAAAAATTACATAGCCCTGTGGAGAATTGGGCTGTATATCGTAAGTTATAAAAATTAATATATAGGTTTTATTGATCTTGATTATTACAAATTAATTAAACCAAAAAGAAACCCTGCGTTATGCAGGGTTTCTTTTTGACCTTATCATTGTGACAGCGTAAGCTTGTATTATAAGGAGAACAAAATGACTGTTGATTTGAATAGATACAAAGATTTTGTGCAAGGTGTTACAAGTGGTGCCAGCGAAGATTTACAAGTTCTCATGACCCGGCTGCAAGCGTTGCAGAACAGCGAACCACAGTTGAATGTAAGTCTGCTGTTGACTGCATCCATTGGCATGGCCAGCGAAGGCGGCGAATTTTCCGAACTGGTTAAAAAAATGATTTTCCAGGGCAAGCCGTGGAACCAAGATGTTTGTCATCACATGTTCCGGGAACTTGGCGACATCATCTTCTATTGGATAGAAGCCTGCCGTGCCATTGGTGTTGACCCCAACGAGGTGATCCAAGAGAATGTACGCAAACTGGAAGCTCGCTACCCAGGAGGAAAGTTTGATGCACACTACTCAGAGAACCGCAAGGCAGGTGATCTATGACAGAAAAAACAACACCAATCCCGCTGTCAAGGCGAGTGATGCCCGGCATCATCCTTGACGACATCAAAGGAGTCTCGCCCATGACAGCCCCTTCTGATACAAAAAACAACATGATCACCGAACGGCAAGGCGAAGGCCAAATTGACATTGACGTTGATACAGAAACAGGCCGCCGCATCATTAGGGTAGATTTGGGAGACATGCCGGTGGAGCGAACACTGGAAATCATCAATCAACTCAAAAAAACTCTCAACGGATAAACAAGGAGAATTTATGAAAATATCTAATATTGTATTAGCAACTGCGTTGTTGCTGATGTCGACTGCTGCATCGGCACAACAAATTAACGGGGCAGGTGCAACTTTTCCAGCCCCACTTTACGCCAAGTGGGGTGAAGCTACCAAAACAGCTATCAACATAGAGCTCAACTACCAAGCTATTGGCAGCGGCGGCGGACAAAATCAAATTTTCAACCGCACAGTAGACTTTGGTGCAAGTGATGCACCGGTGTCAGCTGACAAGTTGGTAGAAAATCATCTCAGTCAAGTGCCTACCGTTATGGGTGCGGTGGTTGTGATTGTCAACATACCCGGAGTGGAAACCAACCAAGTGAGGCTCACGGGTGCAGTGTTGGCTGACATCTACAGCGGCAAGATTCGCAATTGGAATAACCCAGCCATCCAGGTTCTAAATCCCGATAAAGTTCTGCCTATGCTGGCCATTGCGCCTGTGTATCGTGCCGATGGAAGTGGCACCACTTACGTGTGGACCAGCTATCTCAGCAAGGTAAGCACTGACTGGGCCAAGACCGTGGGAGCCAGCACCAGCGTAAAATGGCCCACCGGTAACGGTGCCAAGGGCAACGATGGCGTTAGTGCCACAGTCAAGCAGGTTCGCGGCGGCATTGGATATGTGGAAAGTGTCTACGCCAGCAGCAACCATCTCATTACAACTCAGTTGCAAAATGCAGACCACAAGTGGGTGTCCCCTACCGCAGCAAGTTTCCAGGCTGCTGCACAGAATGCCGACTGGGCTCACGCCAAGAACTGGTCAGTGGACATTATCAACCAGCCTGGCTCAGCAAGCTGGCCCATTGTGAGCGCCACATACCTGCTGCTGCCCCGGGATGCACAGAACCCTGCTCAGTCTAAATTGGTTGCTAACTGGATCGCCTGGGTTTATGCACATGGCAGCAAGCTGGCTCTGGACATGGACTACGTGCCTCTACCTGAGTCTGTGCAGAGACAAGTGTTATCCGAAATCAATGGTTGACTACAAGCTGTGACGTGTTATTTTGTGTAAGTGAAGGAGTTTTGAAAATATAACTTACCTTCACGGATCTGCAGTGTGTCACTTGAGGTGCCTCCAAAGACCCATTCATATTTATAACACTTGACAGTCTTTTGATACCATGCTAATATGATAACATAGTGAAAAAGAGGGTTATATAATGTGGAATACACCTACCTGTTCAATCTTTGACATCGATGGTACACTGGCAGAGATTTCGCACCGCCGCCATTTTGTAGCTAGCAAGCCTAAGAATTGGATGGCGTTTCGTAGAGGAATGCCTAACGATCTTCCCAACCACGACATTATCTGGCTGCTTAAGACAATGCATGCAGCTGGTTGCACTATTCTAATCGCAAGCGGCCGCGGCGAGGAAGATCGTATGGTAACTGAAACTTGGCTACGAGATGTAGCCGGTGTAGGTGACCTATATGAACGACTTTACATGCGACCCGAACAAGACTATCGTCAAGATAACGTAATTAAAAGCGAAATCCTTGATCAAATGCATGCAGACGGTTATGCGCCTACTATTGTTGTAGATGACCGTCAACAGGTTGTAGACATGTTTAGAAGCAGAGGACTTAGGGTTCTCCAGGTTGCCCCTGGAAATTTCTAGATATCTAGTGGAGGTAATTTAGCGTAAATTGAAATTACCTCCGCTTTTTCTATCCAACTAATGATCTATACTTTAGATTAACATCGTTTAAAAATTAAAGTTTTTGCGGTGCACACTATCTACGTTGTTACATCCGTGGAGACGACAAAATATTGTTGACAACTTGTTAGTTTATGCTAATATACAACTATGAAAACTGTAGGAGCTATCTAAATGGATGCTGAAATAGCCAAGCTTGATTGTACAACATCGGGCTTTGACGAACAATACGGAAACGCTCTTAATTATATCCATTATGAAATTGATACTGCTGTTTTAAAAAACGAGCTAGTTAAGTATGCCAACCTAATTGGCATGGCAGATATTGCAGAACTGATTACACCCGGGCATATTGGTGTTGAAGGTAAGATTGCATACTGCCTTAATCGAGGCGCAAGACTTAAAGAGTCTAGTGTTGAGAGAATACCAAAAATGTTAACAGAATATAAAAACAAACTGTCTAAGGAGATTGATTTTTCTTGGGAATCAATTGCATTGTCATCGCATGGTAAATCTGTGCTGGCATATGTTGACTGCTATAGTCATATCGATAATGCTAAAACTAGAGTATTACTTGGTAAAATGCCTGCGCGCGATCTAGCTGCTACAGTTCGAAAAATAGTTTCCGACAAAGCACATGGTAAAACTATTGTAGCACGACAGCTACTTGAACATTATCGAGATGCCTTAGTCGAAGCTAAAACAGATACTTCCATTACCGATTGGGTGAAACCGTTAACTACAGTGGTCGATACGCTTGGACTATTGGTAAACAATCGAGCTAGTGTTAAAGCTGGTGCTAAAGGAGCTAAAGCACGTCGGCTTGCTAATACACTTGAGCAAAGTGATCGTAAGGGTGAAAAAGCTGCTGCAAAAGTCACTTACAAAGACGAAGACATTGACTTAGGTATCAGCAGTATTGACCCAACTAATTTAGTTGGTGCAGAAGCTGCTGTAATTTACAATACCAAAACGCGTCACTGTGAAGTGTATTTTGCCGAAACAGGTAAACGACTAAGTGTGCATGGTTCTAGAATAACTAACTACGACGAAAAAAAATCAACAGGCAAAACCCTTCGAAATCCTGAAACAGATTTGCCTCATTGGAATCGAGCTACCACAGTTCGCCGCTTAGAAGTATTGCTAAGTCAGGTAAACGGCAAAAACTGGGACCTTGCTGGAAAGTTTAATCGAAATACAATGGTACTGAAAGTTTTGTAATCAATAGTGAATAGTTATGCATTATGTAAAGATGCACGTTCATTTGACGATGTGTTGTTGGAACCTGGTACTACATTGAAATCTTTGCCAAACTACAGTCAGGATTGAACAATACCAACAAGAACCTTGCTGCCTACAGGATTAGCATCATGTTGATCAAATTCTAATACACCGTTAATATTGCGTACAAGTATAAGCTTTTTGTTTGGTTGTAACATTAATTGTTCTGTTGTGCGAGTTTCAATGTCTGGTATTGGAGTTCGCAAGGTGGTAATTTGAGGATTGCTTACCCATTGTTTAGCTAACAATGGCATTAATTCTGTAGGTTCTTTAGCAATATCAAGTATATAGCGCGCAATTTTAAGTCTAGCAACAGAACTTATTCTACGCATTTGCAGTATTTTATTAGTACTGTATGGTTGATATCCTGCGCTAGGTATCCACACACCGTGATTTGTTCTTGCTATTGCTGTATCATGTATTTCTCGTATGACTTGGCGACGATTATCACCAGTTTTACCCTCTATAAGCACTAATTTTTTAGCATCGAAAACCATTACACAGCCGCCGATACCTTGTTTCCTACATACCGCAACGGCACGATCTACAGTTGGCTGGGCAAGCGCATCTCGTATTATATGTCCATCTTTGCTAGTATGTTTGGTCAATCCATTTACAACAGGGCTGAGACTTGAACTAATTATGCTAACACCATTAGAGTTCATACCTTCTGACCACCGAGTGTCTTCATCCATAAGCGTGACTCGTTGAAATTTGTTTTCCTGATCACGTAATAGCTCTGTGTGAGTGGCAGCCGGCCTATCTCGGTTTTTTACACCTATCCAACCTATGTTTGGAAATTTTTTAGCAATTATAGTACACATGTTCTTGTATTTAGTCTTTGCGCGTAAGCCTGCAACAGCTTGCTGCGCAGTAGTTCACTTACAGTAGTATTATTAAAAAATGCTTGACAATTGTGCACTATATGTTACTATATGATGCTATAAAACATAAGAGATAACCGATGAATTACCCGAAACTGATTCGCTTCAAGGAAAAACACGAATATCGCAACTTTGTGGTTGACTCCCAAGACGATTACCACGCGATTTTAGTGCAGGTGGCACGTGAGAGACTGTTAGAAGGCTACTGGTATAGCGACGAGCCCAATGGGCACCCAGATATGTTCCGCCCTAACGCTCATCTATCAGATGCCGAAACCATCAAACAGTTGCTGATGAAACTAGACAACCCCAGTCTGCGCAAGGGCACCAAAAGTGACGAATGGTACAGATCACAAGTTGCTCGGTGGATGAGAGATCGTCGAGACTACGAATACGAAGGTTTTGATATTGAGAATGTAGAATCAGTTGTGAAAAAGGTTGACGTTGACTGTTAGTGTGTTACACTAACCAAGTAACAAGGAGTTGTGCCGTGAAGTATGAATTTCCACATATCACTCATTTGGACGAAGTTCGAGCTGCTATTGCTGGTTCGCCGGAGTTCATCGTGGCTCAGCGTGATTGGGGCTATGTGGTCAATTACTTGGTCATGACTCCAGATGCTTTTCCACCCGTATATACGACTGGCGGCAGCGCCGAGATGCGCGAAACTGCAACCCGCAACAAGGCACTGCGTCGCGAGTGTCGTGGCGTGTGCTTCGATCTTGAAGGACGGCTGATCTCGCGCCCGTTTCATAAGTTTTTCAATGTCAACCAGATTGACGAGACGCAGGCGCACCGCATCGACTTGACTCAGCCGCATGTTATATTGGAAAAAATGGATGGATCCATGATTCGTCCCTTGCCAATTGGTGATGCATATCGCTTGTCCACCAAGATGGGCATCACGGATGTCAGCATGCAGGCTGAGGTGTGGCTGGCTGATCATCCCAACTATGACCTGTTCATCCGCGATATGATCGGCGCTGGATTGACGCCTATCTTCGAATGGTGCAGCCGCAAGCAGAAGATTGTGATCGACTATCCTGAGGACCGCCTTGTGCTCACGGCAGTGCGACACAACCGCACTGGCGTATACTACGGTATGCATGCACTACGGTATTGCCAGGAAGATTACGATCTGGACTTGGTGCGGGAGTATGCGGGCACTGTGGACAACATGGAGGCTCTATTGTCTGAGACTCGTGACCTTGAGGGTCAGGAAGGCTGGATCATCCGCTTTGACGATGGCCACATGTTGAAGTTAAAAGGTGACGCATACGTAAGCATGCACCGTGCCAAGGACTCGATCATGCGGGAGAACGGCGTGATTGAGATGATCTTGGCGGAGAAGTTGGACGATGTCAAGCCGGTGTTATCCGACGATGACCGTCGCCGCTTGGAGGATTTTGAGACCAAGTTCTACGCTGGTTTGAATCGGACTGCGTCTGAATGGGCTGTGGAGAATCAGATGATTCGGTCTGTCTATGGTAATGACCGCAAGAGGTTTGCTATGGAAAAGGCTCCGCACCTTGACCCGCATCTTCGCGGAAGTGTGTTCAAGGCGTGGGATGATCCGGATTTTGATTGGTGGCGCGCGGTTGTTGACGTGGTTTCCAAGAACATCGGCACCCAGACTCGGGCGGACGCTGCTCGCGGGCTGTGGGGCGGTGCTCGGTGGGACTATGGCATGACGGTGGAGGCAGAGTGATGACATACCCTAGAATCCAAAACGGTTGGGTTGACTCTGGACAACCGGTGCGTGGCGGACAAAAACGATGTCCCAACTGTCACAGTGAAAACTTCCGGGAAACCCTCAGCCGGGAAATCTGTCATAGCTGTGGGTTGGAATGCGATTATTGGGGTGCTGGTGCCAATGAGATTTATCAAGCGATGTCTGAACGCCACCACGAAAAGCTGCGCCGACTGCAAGAAGAACGATGGGCCAAAGAGTCGGGATATGATTTGGAAGACGAATGATGATCGAGGAACTGCAACAATATATCCGCATGGTCGAAGAGGAATGGCAATGCGATCAACTCTTGGAGATGGCCCGTGTGGGGGAAATACGCCACGGCATCCCCAAGGTTGTGATCTGGGTAGGACTGGCGCCCAAGCAACATGGACTGCGAGTCAAGGTGTCAAACATTCCCAATAAGATGGATCCCAGTGACAACTTCACTGTTCAAATTCCCAGTTTAGATTATGATCCCAATCAGGTAGCCAAGTGGATTGATACTAAGACTATGGGACAAATCCTAGATTGGATCAAACTCAACCAGCAACTGCTGTATGACTATGAGACTGGTGAGATTGACGATACTGACAAGTTCGTGAATAGTATAGCCAAGGTATGACATCGATGACTGACGAAAAAAAGAGACGACATAACATCGAGGTTCGAGTCAACGAAACCTCAGAAGGCTTCTACCTCAACATCTGGGACGCTGATGGGGTTGAGCATGAGATTGCTATCAGTGAAGACATCGCCCAAGATGCCCGGACCGGTAGAGATGGATGGTGGAAGAAACTATTCCCGCAATGCGATCATGATTATTCTGTTGGTCGATACGGATCACAGTGGGTAGATGGGTCAACCGGGCAACCACTTTGCAAAAAGTGTGGGAAATCATACAGATGACGACAACCTATACCGGAGACCCTTGGCACGCTGACGAAAGCGAGGATTGTGTTCGCATCTTCCGTGAACACGCTCAAATCATCAAAGCACCAAAA